CGGCGGTAACGATATGAATGCACCGCGTTACCCCGGCATGAAGAAGGGCGGCAAGGTCAAAATGGCAATGGGTGGCGAGACTATGGGTCCCCGCAACATGTCACAAGACGTTGAGAAAGGTTCCAACAAGGATATCGCTCATGGCGAACATGGTCTTCAAAAACGCGGCAAGACCCGCGCTATGATGCCTAAGATGAAGGGTTCGCCTATTGGTGATGTTCCTGCATTCGCCAAAGGCGGTATGGTTGGACGTGCCTCTTCGCGTGGAGACGGCATTGCTTCTAAAGGTCGCACTCGCGGCAAACTCTGCTAAGGAACTATCATGAAAGAACCTACCTTTCAAAAAGAGCCAGCTTCGCCCAAGTTTCTTCACGTTGTTGACCTTGCCGGTGAACATGAAGAAGGAAGCCACAAGCATCATTCCAAGATTTACAAAGACCACGCAGCAGGTCACAAGCTTCAGCATGAGCATGTGAAGTCGATGTGTGGCGGTGGGATGACTGGAAAGAAATGAGGCCAAGCCGTGGGATGGGTGACATAAACCCATCTAAGATGCCGGGGAAACGGGTCATTCAACGAAAGGATGACCCGAATGCCGTTGACATGTATGCCAAAGGTGGACATGTAAACGCTGCTGGCAACTACACAAAACCCAGTCTTCGTAAACGGATTGTGTCTCAAGTAAAGGCTGCGGCGACTCAAGGCACAGGTGCTGGGCAGTGGTCTGCTCGTAAAGCACAGCTTGTTGCTAAGAAGTACAAAGCGGCTGGTGGAGGTTATCGTGATTGAACATACTGAAGATTGCTTGCTTGAAGAAGCTGGGCAATGCACCTGTGATGCAATGACTGACGAAGAGATTGACGCTGAGTTGTACGACAAAGAATCGGCAAAAGATTGAAACCCCCGCAGCAATCCCTTAAAGATTGGGGCGACCAAAAATGGCGCACCAAGAGCGGCAAGCCTTCCAGCAAAACTGGAGAGCGGTATTTGCCAGAGGCTGCAATCAACAGTCTTAGTTCTTCTGAGTACGCAGCAACGACCAAAGCAAAACGGGAAGGCAAAAAAGCTGGCAAGCAGTTCGTAGCCCAACCCAAAACGATTGCCAAGAAAACAGCAAGGTTTAGATGAGTACGTCCGGTACTTCAACGTTTAACCTGCAATTCAATGAACTTGCAGAGGAAGCCTATGAGCGTTGCGGTATCGAGGTCCGCACCGGCTATCAGCTTCGTACCGCCCGTCGCAGTTTAAATATCATGACCATCGAGTGGGCCAACAGGGGTATAAACCTGTGGACCATCGAGCAAGGCGAGATTCCTCTGATTCAAGGGCAAGTTGCCTATCCGCTGCCCGCAGACACCATTGACCTGCTTGACCACGTTATCCGGCAAAACCAGACGACAATCAATCAGACCGACATCAACATCACTAGGATTTCAGAGTCTACCTACGCATCCATCCCAAACAAACTGGCACAGGGCAGACCAATTCAAGTTTGGATAAATCGGCAAACCAATGCCACCTATGATGCAGGAATCACTCTTTCTTCTACAATTGGCGCAACTGATACATCCATTATTGTCAGTGATGGCTCCGTTCTTGGAGCCGCAGGATACATTCAGATTGGCAGCGAACAGATTTATTACACCAGCATTCTGGGAAATACGCTCCAGCTTTGCAATCGTGGACAGAACGGCACGACTGCTGTGGCGCATACTGCGGGCGCGGCAATCTCGGTAGTCAATCTCACTACTATCAATATCTGGCCCACGGCAAACGCAGGAGGTTCTTATACCTTCGTTTACTGGCGCATGCGAAGGATTCAAGATGCTGGGACCGGAACCAAAACCGCAGACATCCCGTTTCGATTCATTCCTGCGATTGTTGCCGGGTTGGCATACCATCTCTGCGTCAAGCAACCAGAAGCAGCAGACCGAATCGCAATGCTCAAAGAGCAGTACGAAGAACAGTTCAGACTTGCAGCAGATGAAGACCGTGAAAAGGCTTCCCTGCGCTTGGCTCCCCGACAGATGTTCTGGTAATGGCAAATAGATATGCATCTGGCAAGTTTGCTATCGCTGAGTGTGACCGATGTGGTCAGCGATACATGCTCAAGGAACTCAAGAAAGAGATTATTAAAACTAAGCTCTTTCAAATCAAGGTTTGCCCTGAATGTTGGGACCCTGACCAGCCTCAGTTATCATTAGGTTTATATCCGGTCTACGACCCGCAAGCAGTCAGAGAACCAAGGCCAGACGTTAGTTACTACCAATCAGGCAACAACAGCGTAAACATTGGGCAGGGTTATCCAGACGAAGGCAGCAGGGTTTTCCAGTGGGGTTGGAATCCGGTTGGCGGGGCTGAAGGAATTGACAATGGGTTAACACCAAATGACTTGACCTTGAGCGTTCAAATAGGCACAGTTACCATCACAACGACTTAGGATTTACCATGAACCGTACAGATGTTAAAAAGATTGCCGATACAGAGGCAAAGAAAGAAGTAAAAGGGCATGAGAAGCGCATGCATGGCATGGCTAAAGGTGGTGTTACCAGCCAAGCTATGAAAATTGTTGGTCGCAACATGGCCCGCGCAAACAATCAGCGAGGCCGATAATGCCTAAGCTTGTATCCCCTACGAAGAAGGATAGCCCGTCTATCCATCGTGGCAAAAACCCTGACAACAAACCGGCAAGCGATTATGCTGCGCCACATGACATGTCTGGCAAAGGTTTGGCCCCAGAAGATATTGGCTTTGATGTGTCAGTGCCAACCCGTAAGAACTGGACTCCATTGAATGGTGGAGTTTCAATCGGGCATATGGATAAAGTCAAGGAAGACGGCATCACTATGCGCGGTCACGGCGCTGCTATCAAAGGCATCAAGTCTAGAGGACCGATGGCGTGACCTATACCGAATTGGTAGCGGCGATTCAGAACTATTCTGAGAATAGTTTTGATTACTCGACCACCCCTGCCATTATCAATCGGTTTATTGAGCAGTCTGAACAGCTAATCTATAACGCTGTTCAACTTCCGTCACTTCGTAAGAACGTGACTGGTATCACGACAACAAACATCAAATACATTTCTTGCCCAACTGACTTGTTGTCTGTTTTTTCTTTTGCTGTAATTGACACGACTGGCTCATACAATTACATGTTGAGCAAAGATGTTAGCTACATTAGAGAGGCGTATCCAAGTCCAACAGATACTGGAACGCCGCAGTATTACTCTTTGTTTGGTCCGCGTTCTGACTTGCCAGCGGAGTTGACCTTTATTGTTGGGCCAACGCCAGACGCTCAATACAACTTAGAGCTTCATTACTACTTCTACCCAGAGTCAATTGTCACCGCCGGGAACACTTGGCTTGGCGATAACTTTGACACCGCGTTGCTTAACTATTGCCTTATGGAAGCAATCACTTACATGAAAGGCGAGCAAGACTTGGTGGCTTTGTACAAGTCACGCGCCGAAGCGGCTATGGTTCTGCTCAAACAACTGGGTGACGCGAAAGAGAAGGGCGATTCTTTCCGTGATACGCCGCCTAAGTACAAAGTCATATGATTACTCAGACGGCAACCACATCGTTTAAATCTGACATCCTAACCGGCGGTCAGGCTTTGACGACAGACACGATTAAGCTTGCTCTCTACACTGGAGATGCAAACCTTACGGCTGATACAACGGCTTACACGACCACCAACGAAGTTGTTGGAACCGGGTATACAGCAGGTGGAAAGACCTGCACAAACGTCACCGTAAACACTTTAAACGGCGTTGCCTATGTCAGCTTTGACAACTTGACTTGGACATCTTCTGCTTTTACTTGCAGGGGGGCATTGATTTATAATGCCAGTAAAAGCAACAAGTCAATTGCTGTGTTGAACTTTGGGTCAGACAAAACCTGCTCAAGTACATTCACTGTAACTTTGCCCGCCAACACTTATACTTCTGCGATTATTAGGGTTTAAAATGGAAAAACTTACTGCAATTGACAAGGTTGAGGCTGCAAGCAGCTACAACACGCAACCTAGTGATGCGTTGAGCATTCAGGGTTTTTACCACGCTGTTTGCTATGACAAAGACGGCAACATGAAGTGGGAAGGCGACATCGAGAATCTTGTTACCACGGTAGGTAAAAACCTTACGCTGGATACGATTCTTGGTAACTCTGCCGCTGGCGCAATCGTCATGGGGCTTAAAGGAACTGGCTCTGCTTCTGCATCAGACACACAAGCATCCCACGCTGGCTGGCTAGAAGTTGGTGCTACTAACGCTCCTACTTACACTTCGCCTCGTAAAACTCCTACGTTCAGCGCGGCATCAGCAGGTAGCAAAACAACCTCTGCTGCTTCTAGCTTTTCTATTACGTCAAGTGGAACAGTGGCAGGATGCTTCATCAACATTGGTGGAAGCTCCGTGATTGATAATACGACTGGAACTTTGTTCTCCGCTGGAGACTTTTCCAGTTCTAAGTCGGTTGTTAACGGCGACACCATTGCAGTTACCTATACCTGTACATTGACCTAAAATGGCAACCGGCTGGGGATTCAGCACTTGGAGTTCTGGCATATGGGGCGGTGGCACACCCTTTGCGGATAGTGTCACCGAAACAATGGCAACCTCAACTCTTGAGGACGCTACCGCAAACTTCCCAGTCTCGTTAACTGAAACTTCAGCTACATCAACAACTGAAACTGTTGCTGCAACGTTTGGACTTTCTCTTACAGAGGGAATAGGGACAATATCAACAACAGAGGCTGCAACAGCAATTTTTGTCGGTTCAGTTCTTGAAACGGTTATTACAACCACAACTGAATCTGCATTAACTGCATATAAAGCTTCATTTTCTGATTTGGTTTATACAGATGATACATATGTTGTAAATGCAACTTATGCTTTTTCTGTGTTTGACCAATCAGTCATGGATTGTTTGCAAGATGCTGCTTATGTATTGACAATTACAGAAACGGTTGCAATAACACAAACTCAAACCGTTGGAACTTACTTTAATGCAGATAGAACTGAAACAGTAGCAATTGCAACAACAGAAGCGGCAATTACAAATTATAATGCACTTTTGTTGGAGACTGTTGCTATAAGCACTCAAGAAACGCCAAATGCTATTTTTGCTTTTTCTGTTTCTGAATCTGCTCAATTCTTTGACTCCTCAAACGTTTTAACAGCTTATACAGCGTCTGTATCTGAAACTGTTCCTATATCAACAACACAAAGTGTTAGATACTTGTGGGAACCAATTGACGATACTCAAACACCAAATTGGCAACTAATTAACACTACACTTGATGCCGCTTGGGCACCAATAGTTAACGTACCGTAAAGGACTGACATGGCAACCTCATATACCTCGCTACTAGGGCTTGCCCTCCCTGCTACGGGAGAGTTGTCAGGCACTTGGGGCGACACTGTTAACAACTATATTTCAACGTATATTGACTCTGCTGTTGCGGGGTCTTTGACTCTTACGGCTGATACAACGCTTACCAAGACAACTAACGCTAGTCTTGGGGCTACCTCATCTCAATATGCGATTATCATCGCCTCCCCTACCTCTGCTGCAATCACTATTACCGCGCCAGCAGCAAGTAAAATCTATGTAGTAAACAATACGTCAGCAACATACTCGGTGACGTTTAAAGCTTCAGGGCAAAGCGGCGTATCACTTGCTGTTAGCGAAAAAGCACTTCTTGCTTTTAACGGCACAGATTTCGTAAAGATTGCTTCTAGCGCATTTAGCGGAACGCTTCTGACTTCCTCGGGCGGTACAGGACTAACGTCTTTTACGGCGGGGGACATCGTTTACTACGCGTCTGGTACTGCGTTCAATAAACTTGGAATTGGTAGCTCTAACACAGTAATGACCTCTAGCGGGTCTGCCCCGCAGTGGAGCACCTCGCTTAGTTTGGCTAGTACACTTAGTGCTGCCGGTATTACGTCTACCTCAACGGTAACCGGTACTTCGTTGGTCCCATCTGGTTCTACCGTCGCAACCAACGGGATGTACCTATCCGCTACAAACAACGTCAATATTGCGACTAACTCTACCAACCGGATTGACTTCACTGCCGCTGGGTATACCCGGCCCGTGGCATATGCCGATACAGTAGTGGCTTCTGGCAATACAGGAACGGCGTTAACACTGACCCTTACTAGCGGCAATGTGTTTACTGCTACACTTACTGGCAACGCTACAATCACTTTGAGCACGCCAGTTGCAACGGGTTCGTCTTCACTTACGCTTATACTTACGAACGACTCAACAGCAGGTCGTACAGTTGCATGGGCTGGTGGAACGTTTAAATTTCCGGGCGGCGCAGCAGCACTTACGCGCACTACAACAGCCAGTGGCGTCGATGTTTGGGTTTTCTTTACTCCAGACGGCGGCACCACTTGGTATGGCAATATTGCCATGAAGAACATGACCACTTAACTTAGGAGTTAAAAATGGCCCTTTCTGAAGACCAACTTAGCCAGATTGAATTTGCAAAAGCTATGGCTGATACAACCAATTCGGCTGAAGAAATTCGCCTTAAAGTCAATGCTCAATCTCAGCTTGCTGCTGCTCAGTTGCAAGCTGATAGTGCAAAAGCTTTGCAAGAATCTCAAACTTCTGCTGCAATATCTTTGCAACAGCAACAAGAAAATGCAACGCTGGCTTATAAAGCAGCAGAACGCCAGTCTCAATTGGATATTCTTGCCGCTCAACATGCAAGTAATATTGAACTTGAAGCAAAGCGAGCTAGGTTGTCTGCTGTTCAACTTGCACAATCAACTTTGATTGCAAATCGCAATAACAAACCAGTTGATGAACGTGATGTTACTGCTGATGACATTATTGCTTACGCCGAAAAAATCATCACCTACATTGGTTGAGGTTGATGTTGTACAAGGTTGTTCCTTATGCAACAGATATGCCCCCCTTCGCTTGGTATGAAGGGGCTTTTTCAGAAGGCGAACTATCGCTTATTCAAGAAAAAGCAAAGCAATCAAGTCAAACCGGTCAAGTTGGTGGTAATGGAACTGGCGAAACCGTACCGGAAATTCGACGTTCTCAAATCAGTTGGATTTCGCATTCTCCAGAAACAGAATGGATTTTTGCAAAACTATCTCATGTTGTCTCAGATATAAATTCAAAATTTTTTCATTTTGATTTAACTGGGTTTGGAGAGCCTATTCAATTAACTAACTATGATTCCGCTGAACAAGGAATGTATGGTTGGCATACTGATTACAATGCGTTAATAAGCAGGAAGATTTCTGTTGTTTTGCAGCTTTCCGACCCCTCTGATTATGAAGGCGGGGAACTGCAACTTTTTACAAGCTCCCAGCCACAAGTTGTAAAAAAACAGAAAGGATTAATAGTTGTGTTTCCTTCTTATACAGTTCACCAAGTTACTCCTGTTACAAAAGGGACAAGACAGTCTCTGGTGGCATGGGTATCTGGTCCTAGGTTTAAGTAATGCAAGAATACAATCAATTTATTGGTACTTATCCTAATGTGTATCCTTCAGGATACTGTCAGCATTTGATTAAAGAGTTTGAAAGGCTTGCTGAAGCGGGAGCAGGAGCAAACAGAAAGCAAAGTGAAAACGCAGTAGCGCACAACAAAAACGATTATCAAATTGGAGTTAACGTTGCAGCTCATACTTTGTTGCCTTTTGAAGAAAAAGACCCTGCCGATGTTTTTTTTCAGGGATTGCAATTTTGTTTTGACCTTTACACAGACAAATACTCAATACTAAAAAACGACAGAATTCATACTTCTTTTATGAAAATGCAGCGTACTGACCCCGGAGGTGGGTATCACGTTTGGCATTCAGAGCAAAGCAATGGAAAGTTTGCAGAGCGTGTTGTTGTTTACATGTTGTATTTAAACACTCTTGAGCCAGAGTCTGCTGGAGAAACTGAATTTTTGTATCAGCAAACAAGGTTAACCCCAACAGAAAACACAATGGTTCTGTGGCCCGCAGCTTATACACATGCCCATAGAGGCAATACCGTATTTGGCAACACCAGCAAGTACATCGTTACTGGTTGGTTTTACTACGATTGAGGTTTAAACATGCCCGCTGGCACCCCTAAAATTGGCGTATTTGGTGGAAAGGTCTGTGTCCCTGCTGGGTCAGTGACGTTTAACACAAGCGGAACTTTTACAGTTCCGACTGGAGTCACCAAGGTTTACATCACAGGTGTAGGTGCGCCGGGGAATGCTGGTAACCCCGGAACTGCTGGTAATAATGGAGCGGCAGGAAACGCTGGTCCCGGAGGATGTGCTGGCGCTGCTGGAAACGCAGGTGGCGGTGGCGCTGCTGGAAACGCAGGTGGCGTGGGTGGATGTGGACTACCCGGACCCCCTGCTGGCGGTGGCGCTGGTGGCGCTACGGGATGTAGAAATCCCGGCACCAACCTTTGCGGTGGAACATGGGCAACTTTAAGGTACGGTTCTTCCGGCTCTGCATCACCAAACGGAACGATGACAGCAGGGACCACTTCAGGCAATAGTATTAACTATTCTTTTGGTCAGCCTTGTTTTTTTGATGGAAACACTGGCTCGACCGGGCCTTCTGGTAACCCCGGAGGAGCGGGCGGCAGTGGCAACCCCGGAGGTAGCGGAGGTGGTGGTGGCGCTGGACAACCCGGTGGACCCGGAGGGTCTGGTGCTGCCGGTTCTAATGGAAGCGCTGGTTCGTCAGGGTCATCGGCTTCTGGTCTTTGCAAAACGTTTCCCGGAGGCTCTGGTGGCAATGCTGGAACGGCTGGCGCTGCCGGGAACGCAGGTAATCCCGGCACTATTGGCAACTCCGGTAATTCAGGCAATCCCGGTAGCATAGGAGGCAGCGGTAATCCCGGAAACGCAGGGGTTGGGGGTGTTGGCGGGTATAAAGGTATTGGTAATTATAGGGGCGCTAATATATTTCAAGCACCCGGAACAAACTCTCCAACACCTGCCGGAGTTTGGCGTGGGTATACGGGGGGAGGTAATAGAACCAGTGGAGGCGGTGCGGGGGCATGGGGTGCGTTTTGGAATTGCTCTGGTCCAGTAAGAAGAGGTGGCGGGGGCGGGGGCGGTAAAGGCGGTTGCGGTCCTTTCACTCCTCCATATGGATACACTGAAAATGCCTCCGCTTCTTATTACTTTGGCTATAGTCATGGCACTCCTTACGGAAACGCGACGCGACAAGGACCTCCTGCTTTAACTCAAGTTGCAACATCTGCGCTTACATGGTGTCGTGTTTATCCTATCTCTCCAACATGTTGCTCTACTCGTGGTAACGCTCTTGGTGTTGGGTTTGTTGGTGGGCAAGGTAATAATGCTCCCGCTCAGGGTGGAGGCGTTGGAGGCAACTCTTCTACTGGAGCCTGTGCTGGAAATCCGCAACCGGGTTCAAACGCTGGGGGAACTGCAAATCTATTTGGTGCTGGCGGCGGCGGTGGTGCTGGAGCTAGTTCAAACTGGGCCGGTGCTATGGGTGGTGGAGGCGCTGGAAGGTCTTATCCCGGTGGTGCTGGGTGTCCCGGAGCCGCTGGCAACCCCGGCAATTCCGGTGGAAGTGGAAGTTCTGGCTCTGCTGGCAACCCCGGTCCTGCTGGTAACGCCGGAACCGGAGCAACATCAGGAAACGCTGGAAACCCCGGAAGTGCAGGTTCGCCAGCAACGTATAATTGCCTTAGCGTGAATCCTCTTGGAAGTTATCCCATCACTGTTCCAAGTGGAGCGCAAGTAACTGTTGGATGGAACAAACAATGAGAAAACCTACTGCAAAACAACTTGTTAAAGCTAATGACCGTAAGTTTCTTGAAGATGACTTACAAGCATCAAATACAAGAGCGCGGTCAGTTACGGTTGGAACTTGCTTTGGAGGCACTTCTGAGCTTTCAATGCGAATGAACAGCGGCGTGACGGTTTGGGCCGCTCTCCAGCCCGTTGAGGTTGTTGAACTTATTCATCAACTTGCAGCCAACATTGGTTGCCATATGCAGTTGATTCCAAGACATGATTTTGCAAGCTTTAGAAATTGGAAAGTAAGCGATGCAGAACTTGAACATTTTCGAGGGCAGCAGTTTTGGCCCGCTGTTGGATACCCTCCTCATGCAAAAGGTGTTGAACACGCAATACCAATTGGCAAGTCTGACGATGTAAGCAAGCGAGAAATCGAAAGAATACTTGCAAGAGAAAAGTTTGAAGCTGAAAAGCAATCAATGTTACAAGGAACTCAAAATGCTATGGCAACTCCAGAAACTGTCAACGAAAGAACCCCTGAACAGCCCGCAGCCTCTGCCTGAAAACTGGGGTCCAATCTTTGGAATGTCTGGTTTCATTGACCAGATTGGTGACCTGTCTTTTGTAGGTATCGAAGACCAAGGCTGGGTACAAGTAGAAGGGGATGCACCTGCTGCGCTGCCGCAATCTACTCCCAGTGAACTTGCATGGGAAGCAGCTAAATCTCTTTTGGCTGCATCTGATTGGACAATGTTACCGGATGTACCATTGCATAATGGGGACAAACAACTTTGGCAAACTTACCGTAAAGCATTGCGTGAAATTCGTTTGCAAGTTGGGTTTCCTGACAACATCATTTGGCCTGTAAAGCCTTGAACGACGAAATCAATCAAACTTTTTATTTCCCATCTGCTGTTTACACAAAAAGTAAACCAGAGTATGTAGACATCGTAAAAGCGGTGTCTTACGAATCTTTTGCTCAACAACCAAAGGATGTAAACGAAATCTACCCGGTTCGCATGAGCCATGACCTTCGAAACGACCCTAGATTAGTTGACTTTTCTCAATACGTTTTGCAAACTGCTTGGAACATTCTTGGCGTACAAGGTTGTGCCAATGAAAGTTTAAACACTTTCTTTAGCGGATTGTGGACGCAAGAACATCACAAACACTCCTTAATGGAGCAGCATATTCATGGCGGTCTTGACCAGCTTGTAGGCTTCTACTTTCTTGATTGCCCTGAGAACTGCTCAAGAGTTCTTTTTCACGACCCGCGCCCCGGCAAGGTACAGATTAACTTGCCAGAAGCCAATCCTAACGAAATGAGCTACGGCACTACGATTGTTAATTATGTACCGGAACCGGGCATGTTGCTGTTTTCAAATGCGTGGCTACCACATTCGTTTAGTAGACATGCATCAAACAAACCGCTGACTTTTGTTCATTTTAATATTGGCGTCCAATTGGCTCAAGTTAGCCAAACAACCTCAGCAGAAGTTATCTAATGTTTTTTTGGATTAAAAGAAAAGAAATTGTATTGGATTGCTTTACTTATTTACCCTCTGTTTATGAGTTAGCAAAGCCAGACTTTTCTTATAAATTCTTTCCTGAATGGTTTTTAAAGCTTCCAAAGGAGATTACAAAAGAAGGACGAAAGGGAGATACTTTAAAGTCATGCAGAGCGTTTAAAGACATTTATTCTAAAAACACAATTACCATACCGTCTTCTTTTGAAGTAAAAATAAAAGTATTTCCAGATAGGCATTTTGAATGGGCTTTGCTTGGCGCAGTAGACGAAACAGCGCCGGGAGTTGTTCACCCTCCTGAACAAACAACTGGAATGTATGACGAAAATTTATACCAACACTTTAAATTTCCAACTGCATGGACTCTTAAAACAAATAAATTTGTAAATTTTGTTTGGCTTGATATGGTCTGGAATAGAAGAGAGGTTTTAGATTATTGTGTTTTACCGGGAATAGTAGATTATAAATACCAACCAGATACAATGGTAAATATAATTTTTAAATACAGGCCAGAAGAATATACTATAACAATTCCATACGCAGACCCTGTAGCAATGCTTGCTCCGATGGAAGATTGCTCAATTAAAATTAAACATCACCTTGAAACGTACAAGTATGTTAACTCAGTAAATTCTTCTTTTTACAATCCAGAGACAGAAGGTTCTGCAAAAAAGTACACTCGCAATAAGCGTTTTATTGATAATGCTGAAAAAAGAGATGCAATGACAAAGTGTCCATTTGGAAGGTAAAATGAACAAGTACCTAATCCGGTTTAATAAAAGCCGGGGTCAGCCGGGGCGGGGTACGATGGACCATGTGTGGCGTGTATTTGAGAATGACAAAGAGTATCTGTTTAAACACTTTAAGCTAGAAGTGCCTGCTGAGAGCGAGATGTCAGCGGGTCCTGATTGGAACATAGCCTGTCATGGGTACATGACAATTGACCGAGAAACCTCAACGGCGATTATCAAACATGACCGAGAAGTTAGAAGCCAAAAGCCAACTGATTGAAAAGACGGCGTTTGCTGTTCTCCCAATCCTCTTTACTTGCGTTGTGTACCTGATGTCGTCGCTGGATAAACTCAGCCATGATGTGACGGTACTCAACGCCAAAATCAGTCTGGTGGTTACATCAGACAACAAACAAGCTGCCAACTCTGGTGCTGAACTGGCGCGGGAGAAGTTGCGGCAAGACATGGAAAAAGAAATTCAGCACAACCGCGACATGATTCATGAGAATCAAAAACACATCAGCATTATCGAAGACCGCATGGCGAGGAAGTAATTTTCCTGTCTTATGCAAAAGTTAGACTTGTCGCGGGCGTCCGCCCGCTAATCACCGGAGATTATTGTGAAAGACCAAATCATTGAAATCCTTGACGGTTCTGAGCCTATCGATGCGCTGAATGTTCTGTTCTCTGCTATCTACGCAGTTGCTTCTGCAAATGGTGTTAGCGAGTTTACGTTGAGCAGCCTTTTCTCTTCTAACATTGAAGCTCAATTTGAGATTGACGCTGAAGTTGCAGAAGAAGAAAAAGACGAACAAACTGACGACTAAAGTCAGTGCCCCCGGCCACGCCGGGGGTGTTATTGTGGTTTCACAATAGTATGCTATTAGGTGGTGTTCCGTAACAAGGAACAGAATCATGCAAAAGCAATCCCAAATTTCTGATGAAGAATTTCTTCAACTATGGGAAAAGCACAAGTCACCTGCCGCGATATCAAAGCTAATAGGTGTAGCAGAAAGAAACATCCACAAGCGCAGAAGAAAACTAGAAGGGGAACTGAAGATATCACTTAACGCCAACCCAAAAGGGTTGTCGCACATAGAAAAAGCAAGGCATCAAGCGGGGATAACAGACGGGGTAGTGATAGTTTTTTCAGACGCTCACTTCTGGCCCGGAACCAGAAGCACTGCGTTTAAAGGTCTTCTCTGGGCAATCAAAGAACTAAAGCCCCACGTTGTTGTAAACAACGGCGACGCATTCGATGGAAGTGCGATATCAAGATTCCCTAGAATCGGTTGGACCCACCAGCCAAACGTCCGGCAAGAACTGCAAGCTTGCCAAGAAGCTCTTAAAGAAATTGAAGATGCCTGTCACAAAGCAAGGCATCACACCCAGTTGATTTGGCCGCTAGGCAACCACGATAGCCGATTTGAAACCCGTTTGGCAGAAGCTATACCTCAGTTTGAGGGCGTACAGGGTACGGCACTAAAAGACCACTTTCCAAAATGGAAGCCTTGTTGGTCTTGTTGGTTAACAAACGACGTTGTTGTAAAACACCGATACAAGTCTGGCGTGCATGCTACGCATCAGAATGCCACGGGGGCCGGAATTTCGATAGTGACCGGGCATCTGCACTCTCTTCGCGTTACACCTGTAACAGACTATAATGGGACAAGGTGGGGGGTTGACACTGGAACTCTGGCTGAGGTAGATGGACCTCAGTTTTTGGACTATCTAGAAGACAACCCGGTTAACTGGCGTTCTGGCTTCGCGGTCCTAACGTTTAGAAACTCAAAGCTATTGTGGCCTGAGTTAGTAAGCAAGTACGGGGAAGGCATAATTGACTTTCGCGGGCAGCTTATAGATGTAAGCGAGTATTGATGGAACTTGTTGAACTTTTCCTCAAGGCTTGGCCGGTGCTATTGGGGTTGGTCACCCTTATAATAGTGCTGTCTAAGCTCGACTTGCGTGTTGCGGTCCTTGAGGAAAAGATAAAGACCGCCTTTGAAATCATCAACAAAATGAAAGACAAAAATGGCTGACTTTGACCCAGCTTTTCAAAAGGTCCTTCATGATGAAGGCGGGTTTAAACTGACTGACATTCCGGGCGACCGGGGGGGGATGACCTATGCAGGAATCGCAAGAAACGCAAACCCAGACTGGCCCGGTTGGAATCTGGTCGACCATAAAGAGTTTGGCGAAGTCCTTACAGACATGGTTCGCAAGTTTTACAAGTTTAATTTCTGGGACCGCATCAGAGGCGATGACCTTACAAACCAATCTGTCGCGGAAAACATATTCAACTTTAGCGTCAATACGGGCCTTGGAGTCGCGGCAAAGCTCGCCCAACTCATCGTCGGAACAGCCCCAGACGGAGCAATCGGCCCCGCAACAATCGAAAAGCTAAACTCCGTAGACGCCGAAGCCTTTAAAAAGGCATATGCCTTAGCAAAGATTGCTAGGTATGCGGACATCTGTAACAAGAACAAAACCCAATCCAAGTTCCTTCTTGGGTGGATTAACCGCACGTTGCTGGGACTTAAGTAATGGATTTGCTTGGCATAGGAGCAATAATTGAAGGGGTGGGGAAGGTCGCGGGTGACCTCATTACGACTGACAAGGAGAGGCTTCAAATCGCGCTACAAGGGCGCGAACTGGACTTGGAAGAGAAGAGGATTGACCAAGCGACTGACCTCGCCCAAGTGGATATCAATAAGCTTGAAGCGGAAAATCCTAATGTATTTGTCTCTGGCTGGCGTCCTG